ACCGTTGTCGGCGCGGAAGGCGAGGACGGCGGCCCGCGTGCGAGGACCGTAGCGCCCGTCCACGATGCCAACCTCGAAATACCCCAGATCCTTCAGCTGCTGCTGGACGACCTTCATCTCCGGGCGCTGGGGAGCATCCGAACGCAGCGGCCGCCGGATACCGAGCAGGCGCGACTTCGCATAGCGGGCCACGGTGACGCCGTCCGACTGGTTACCGCCCAGCACCTCGATCTGGCTGCCCACGACCTTGAGGAAGAAGGCGACATGACCTTGTGCAGCGCTGGAGCCGCGCGTGAACACCACGACGTCGCCCTCCTTCGCCTGCTCGACACCCGCGACCTTCTCGCCCCAGGTCAGATAGGACCGCGCATTGAGTTTGCGCGTAGACGGCAAGCCCGCCTTCTCGAGACAATGCCCGACGAAGGCAGCGCACCAGGCGACCTCGTCATGTTCAACCCAGTCGTGGCCGACCGTGCTGTACATCTCCATGATCTTCGGGTTGTCGGCGGAGCCCTTGATCTCTTTCGTGCCGAGAAAGCCGCGGGCGATGGTCATGTGGGTCACGGACAAAAGCCTCCTACTTGCCGGAAGGCCTTTGGCCTTCGGCATTGGTTGGGTCTGGAGATGTGAGAGGGGTGGGAAATGCCTGCCGCTCAGGGCGGCAGCTTGGTCAGATGCTCGAGCAGAAAATCATAGAGCTTGTCGATCTTGCCCTCGATGGCGTCGAAGCGCTTGGCGATCGAGGGCTGGTCGATGCGGGCGACGTCAAGTTCCAGCATGCCGACGCGGGCGCGGATATCGTGTATGTCGGCCTTGATGGCGGCGATGTCCTTCGTGACTTGGCTGGCGGCGTCGGGGACGAGCGCCTCCTTCAGCTTCACCATGGCGAGCAGCGCACCCGCAACGCCGCCCAGCCCCACCACGAAATAAACCGCCGCCGGGATGTCCCCGGTCCAGTCCTGTATCATCAGGATGTCTCCCGTCAGATGTTGCCCGCGCTGCCGGATCCCGGCTGCTTCAGGCTCAGTTGCGTGACGAAGCCGCCGCCGCGCGAATAGCTGTGGGTCACGCTCTCGATGCGGTACGGGCCGTCGATCCCGGGCCTGGCACCCGTGACGATGCAGAGGCCGTCCGGAATGGCGGCGGTGTCCCCCTCGATGGTGACCGAGCCCTCGCCCGCATCGCGCTCGGACGTCGCTCTGTCGGAGGCGGTCTGCTGGGCAGCCTCATCTTCATCAGGCTTCGCGTAGCGATGGTCGTGCCGGGCCTCGACGGTGAGAGCGGTGTCCTCCTCCGTCTCCTGCCACGCGGCCCTCTTCGAATCGTACCAGCGGGCCCGGACCTTTGAGTATTGCGCCCGCCCGAGCGAAGGCGAGATGTCCCAGCCGTGCAGGTTCCGGCCCCACGCGGCGATGACCGCGGCGGTATAGGTGCCACCGCGCCTCGACATGATGGCCTTCGTGCCCTGGATGCGGAAATTGCCGCCGATTTCGCGCGCGAGGCGCTCTCCCATGTGGATGAAGCTCTCGTCCCGCATCTCGAAATACTTGCGCGTGATAGACGCCAGCGACGGATCCACCTGGATCTCCGTCACTCCCGCTGTCTTGCCGGCCTCCTTCAGGATGTCCTCGACCGTCTTGTCATCAAAATGCCGTTGCTGCCCTTCCTTGGGCTTGCCGGTGGTGTCCATGCCCTTGGAGGAGATGGACAGCGTGCGCCCGCCGCTGCGCGAACCCGACGATCTCACCTCGTCCACCGTGCCGGTGAACACCACTCGGACACCCTCACCCTCCCAGCCCAGCGCCACGATGACGGGCGCGCCGATCCGGGGCAGGACGATGCGGCCGTCTGCATCGTCGATCTCGAGCGATGCCGTGTCCGAGTGCGTGCCGACCTTGTCGGAGACGGTGAGCGAAATGAGGACCGGCAGCAGCGTGGCGGTGATGTTGGTGCCCGCCACCGTCACCATGAACACCGCGCGCTTGGACATCAGACCTCACCACAGCTTCACGGGATCAAGAATGGCCGGCTCGCGGGGCGTCGGCACCGGCATGTCGAAGCTCGTGCCCACGGGAAGATATGGTCCCAGATCAGCGAGCCCCGGATTGAGGTCGAGGATCTGTTCGACGAGACCCGGCATGGGGCGTTTGAACCGTCGCCACACGATGAGAGACACGGTGATAAACTCGCCTTCAATGGTCACGGGTTCGACGATCATGAGAACATCCCCGAGAACAAAGAGAAGAAACTGCCGTTGGACGGCTTGGCCGATCGGCGCACCGATATGTCCACATCGATCACCCGGCCGATGCCCTCGGCATCGAGATAGCTGGACCGCTCGCTGACCCTCTCGATCACCACCCAGCCCATCTGCGCGCCGTCGCCGCGCATCAGGTAGAGCGGGCGTCCGGCGGCGCGGGCCTGGTAGAGCTTCTTGAGATCGCCAAGCCCGCCGAACCTGTGCGGAAAGATGCGGGCCTTGATCGACCAGCTTTCGGCCCCCTCGCCCACCCATTCCAGCGGCGGCCTGGCGCCGAGCACCGGCTTTTCGACGAATGACGTCTCGTGACCGTGGTCGTATTCCGTCGCGTTGAGCGGATAGACCTCGAAGCGGATGGGGCCGAGCGACATCAGCATCAGGCGAACCTCAGCCCCGCGTCGGCATAGACGCCGCGGAAGGTCTCGCGCACTTCGTCGCGCAGCACGCGGCGGATCTGCTGGACCACGTCCTCCGGCTCCGTGCGGCCATGGAACGTCATGTTGAACACGGGCGACACGGTGATGCCGCCAGCCGGGAAAGAGCCCGCCCGGTTGACGTACCCGGACCGGCCGGCGGTGATGAGTTCGGGGCCCCGCTCACCGACCATGTAGGTCGAGCCCCGCGAAACCGGGCCTCCGGCGGCGCGCTTCGTCAGGTCCTCGATGGGGCCGACGCCGTAGGGATCATTCGGATCGACGGCCGACTTGGTCCCCGCCCCGGCCCCACGCGGGTTGACGGCGGGCGTGGGCGTCCGGCCGGTGAAGGACAGGGCGGAGCTGATGCTGCTGGCAATCCCGCTGGCCCAGTTGAGGATATCGTTGCCGATCGAGACGAGGCCGTCGAAGAAGGACTGCATGAACTGCCGCCCGATGTCGTAGAGGCTGCCGAGCGACGCGGCGATTCTGCCGGGGAGCTCCGCGAACCAGCGGATGACATTGCCCACGGCGGCGCCTGCCGCCGCACCCCAGGCCTGCCACGCCGCAGGCGAGATCTCGAAACTCACCTTCGACAGCCAGCCGAACAACGTACTGACGCCCGATATGACCGGGTCCAGCATCGGCCTGACCGGCCCGAGTGCAGCCATGAAGGCCTGCCCGAAGGCCTCGAACATCTCCCTGATGCCCTGCCAGTTGTCGTAGATGAACTTGCCCGCCATGGCGATGCCGATGAGGATGGCGCCGACGCCGGTCAGCATCACCGCGCCGCGGAGCGCCACGGCGGCCGCGGTAACCAGCCGCATCGGGTTGAGCAGGCTCAGGAGGCCGGATCCCAGCGTGCTGAACACGGCCTTCAGTCCCCCGGCGGAGCCCAGCATGGTGAGGCCGAGGAGCGAGCCGCGCAGGCTGGTGAGGCCTGTGCCCAGCATGGCAAGCGGAGCGGTCACAGCGACCGCCCGCAGCGCCGTCAGCGCGGTGGTGAGGCCCCTGAGCCCGAAGGCCAGCGTGGCCAGCATGCCGCCCTTGCCCATCAGCCCGATGAAGGTGAGGCCCGCCAGCGCCGCCTTCAGGGCCACGAAGCCCGCGGTGATGGCGACGAGCGCGCCTGAGACGCCCGGGTACTGCGAGACGATGGCGGTCAGCATCTCCAGGACGGGCTTCAGCGCCCCGGCGATGCCGCCCAGCACAGGGATGAGGGCCGAACCAACACTGGTCTGGAAGTTCTGCAGTGCGATCTGGAACTGCTTGATCTGCTCGACGCCGGTCTGCATTATGCGTGAAAAATCCGCGCTGATCACGCCGTCGGCGCGGGCCGCCTCATCCCGCAGCCGGATGTAATCCTCGAGCCCGGTCAGGAGCGGGATCAGGCCCTTCTGGACCTGGGCGTCGGAAAACAGCTCACCCAGCCGCGACAGGTCGCCACCGATCGCCTGATTGATGGCGCGAAGCGAAGCCTCGAGCGGGTCCGTGCCATTGGCCTTTGCGTCCTTCAGCACCTTCTGGATGTCGATGCCTTTCTTGCGGAAGTTCTTGATGGCATCGTTGGAATTGATCTTCTGCAGGATGTTGTTGAAGTTGGTGGCGGCCTCGGAGGCATCACCCGCACCCCGCCGGACGATCTGCAGGGCGGCGGCGATCTGGGCCAGTCCCTCGGCCCCGGTCATGCCCTTGGAACTGGCGAGTGCCGTGATCGACGGCAGATATTGCGCCATGTCGCGCAGCTCGAAACCGCCTGCCTTGCCGGCGGCCGCCATGATGTCGAAGGATTTACCCAGGCTTTCGGCCGCGATGCCGAGGTTCGACATCGCGGCGAAGCCCGCTTTCGACAGGTCTTCCAGGCTGGCGCCGGTAGCGGTGGCGGCCTGCGCAATCGACGGCATGGCCTTCGTCGCCCGCTCGACATCGAGGCCCATGCCGACGAGAAAGTCCTGTGCCTTCACGATGTCGGTGGCGAACTGGTTCATCTGCGAGGATGTCCGCTTCGCGGCTTCGCCGATGGCCGTCATCTGCTCCGCCGTGAGGTCGCCCTTGGCCCCGATCTCGGCCAGCGCCCGGTCGAACGCCTGCGCGGCCTGCACTTGCGCGCTGAAGGCGCTCTTCAGGACATAGAGCGTCCCCACCGCGTCCAGCATGCGCCCGCGCGCCGCGTCGAGCGCGCGATTGTTGCGCGTGATGGCGGCATCCAGCCGGTCGGACATGGTGATGGGCGCCGCGGTGGCATCCCGCACCGTTCGCGTCAGGCCGCGCAGGCTGTTCGCCACGCCCCGCGCCGGGCCGGACACCCGGTCGAGCAGTTCGACGATGAGCTGGGTGGTCTGGCCGGCCATGAGGGTCTCCCGGGAATCGCTACGCTGTCAGCGCAGTTTTTCTTTGACGGTACTACGCTGATAGCGTATACGCGGCAGATGGAGTTCGACTGGCACGATGCCAAGCACGAGAAGAACCTCGCCGAGCGCGGCTTCGGTTTCGATTTTGCCGCCCGGATCTTCCTGGGCCGTGTTCTCACAGAGGTCGATAACCGCGAGGACTACGGCGAGGTCAGGATAAAGGCTATCGGCGAGGCCGACGGGATCGTGCTCGTTGTGATTTACACAGACCGGGATGACGTCCGCTGGATCATCTCGGCCCGGCTTGCAAACAGGAAGGAGCGCGCATTATGGCACGCATGACACTGGATCAGATCAAGGCGTCGAAGCCCAAGGTGGACCGCGCGAAGATCGCGGCGACAAGCGAAGAGGACATTGCCCGTCACATGCGCGAGGATGGCGAGGATCCCGGTGCTGCGCCCGGCACCTTCGTCGAGGACGTGCCTCCTGCTCAGATCCGCGAGCACATGGGCATGACGCAGGTCGAGTTTGCGGAAGCCCTGCGCATTCCCGTGGCGACGCTCCGGAACTGGGAACAAGGGCGCGTGCGAATCGATCCTGCCGCCCGCGCCCTGTTTCGCATCCTGAACCGCGACCCGAAGCATGCGCTAAAGGCGCTTTGGCCCGGACGGAAGACGGGCTGATCAGGACTGCCGGACCCGCCCGCTCAGCCGCCGCGCCTCGGCATGCCAGAGCAGCACCTCGGACCAGTCCATGTCATCGAAGGCCGTCACCGGCGTGGAGAGCACATGCGCAATGTCCGCAACGACGCCGCGCCACCCCTCTACGCCGGGGCCTTGGGCAAAAAACCGCCGAGCACCTCCGAGATCGCCGCAAAGTCTGCGGCATCCATCTCGTCCATGGCCTCCAGCGGCAGATCGCAGAGTGCGGCCGCCATGGCGATGCCCTGGTCGAGCTCGGTCGAACCCGGCTCGCGCAGCTTTTCCATTGCACGCAGGTCCCTGACCTTGGGGCGGCGGATGGCGACTTCGGTGATCATGCGCTCCTCCACCCTGATGGGGCGAAAGAGCTTCACGCGGGCAGTATCCGTCATGCGTTCATCTCCCTGTCAGTCGATCATCAGCGCTGGACGCGCAGGATGCGGCGTTCGTCATCGTTCTGCGAGACACCGTCGAGGCGCCATTCCGTGGAGAAAAAGTCCCAGAACAGCTTCTCCTTCTCATTGAACCAGAGCTCATAGTGCATGACCTCGTTGATGGCGTATTCGTGCCCCTGCAGCTCGCCGCGCTGGAAGGCGTCGGGCTCGATCTTGCCGAGGCGGCCCTCGATGATGGCCTTGGATTCGATCGCAATGCCGGTTCGCTTGTCACGGATCACGCCATAGGCTGTGAACACCTTCTGGCGCGACGAGCCGAGGCCGAACTGGGTGAGGAGATCCGGGTCCCAGCCATTGAGCTTGAAGGTGGGCTCCAGCTTCTGGATGCCGACCGCCACCTCGATCTGGACACGGGAACCGCCGGCATGGTGATCCTGGTACATCTCCTGCAGCGTCGGCAACTTGAGCTCGGCCAGTGTGAGATGCTTGGAAGCGGTGGGGTCATGATCGCCGCAGAAAAGGTTTGCCGCTTCCATGACATGGATGGTGCTCATGGGGTTTCCTCCTTGTTGTCTGGCGATCAGCCGGTGACGGCATCGACCTGGGCGAGCAGATCGTCGAGCAGCGCGTCGAGGGCGGGCCGGTAGCGGGCGGACTGGATGCCGAGGTAGCGCAGCACGGGTGCCTCCTCCGCCGCGAAATTGACGGTGAACCTGCCCTGCCGCAGTTCCTCGGGCGAGTTCTGGTCGCGCGTGAACTTGACCTCGTAACCGAGGATGTCGCCGTCGGCCTTGAGGTCGCGCATGGCGAAGCCCATTGTATTGAGCACCGCCTGGATTGTCTGGCCGGTGAGATTGAAACGCCCGAGATAGAAGCGGAGCGTCCGCAGGAACATCAGGTGGATGTAGTCCCGCCCGCGGGTGACATTATAGAAGCGCCAGAGGTCGTCCTCGCCCGCGTTGTCTGTGCCGACATAGACGAAGCCGCCGGAGGCGATGGCCGTCTCGACACCGAGTTCGCCGCGCAGAAGCACGCCGACATTGTGCGACAGCAGGCGCTGGCCTTCCGTCGCGCCATCGGTCAGCGAGAAATTGATCGGCCGCGACGGGCCGACAATCCCTGCGACCGGCTGGTTCGCCCAGCTGTGGAAGGGGCGGCCCTGCTTCTCGTGGTCGCGCCTCACGCCGATGCCGATGACGGCGGGTGACAGCGGCATCACGGCAACCTCACTGCCCGCCATGACGCGTGCGGCAGGATCGACGGGAATGAGACGGCTGGAAGAGATGGTCTCGCGCCAGTCGATGGCGGCCTGCTCGGTGGTGGCGGGCCCGTCGACCACGGCGTGGGCGAGAAGCTTGTTGCAGATGGCAGGCAACGCCGCGCACACTGCATTGGCATCCGTCCCTTGCCGCTGGCTGGTGAAGCCCGGCGCGCAGATGAGGCGCGGAATGACGCCGAGCAGCGGCCCCGCCTGCACGAAGGCCTCGAGTCCCGCGGAAATCCCATCGCCGACGATATTGGCGATAGTCTCGTTGACAGTGGCGCCCTCCTCGACGCGGACCACCACGACCTTCGCCGCCACCTGAAACTCACCCAGCTGGGCATTGATCAGGTTCAGCGCATCGGAGATCGTGCCTTCCGTTCCAAGCGCCGTGCGCTTCGCCATGTCGTCGGAATACAGGAACACCGGCGTATCGAGCGGAAACATCGCCGGATCAGCCTCGGGCGCGGTGCCGATGAGGCCGACGACGGACATATCGCTGTAGACGGCGGGACGCGGCTCGTTGTCGATCCGCGTGATCGAAATGCCAAAGGTCGGATCGGACATTGTGTCTCTCCATTGCAGAAGGCCGTCGCACGGCAGGACCGCGGGACGGGCGTTGAGAAGTTTGAGCAGGTTCAGAGAGCTCAATTCCCCGGATCAGAAATCGATCTCCGGCGCGGTGAAGGCGAGGTCGGCCTTTTCGGCAGATTGAAGCAGCACCTCGAGCACGAGCACCTTGTTCGTTCCTTCCACCGGCGTGCCGTAGAAGCGCACCGAGCGGACCCATCCGCCCGCGCCATCCTCGACGACGCTGGTCACTTCGATGTCCTTCACGCCCGTGATGGACAGCTTCTGGGAGAGCTGCGCGATGAGCGACTGCGTCATGGGATCGTTCCTCAGTAGGTGCCGCCATCGCTGATGGCATTGAGCGTCGCCTGAAGGTTTGAGATCTGCGAGATCGTATGCCCGTGGCTGCCATCCGCCTTGGCGGCGATGGCGGTCACGAGACCGGTGATGTCGGACATGCCGAGCACGACCGCGCCGGTCCTGCCGTTGACCGAGGAGACGGGGCCGGAGGCCAGAACGGCCTCTGCCGTGGCGGCGGCCTCGGCTGCGTCCGAAGCGGCCTGCTCTGCGAGCGCCAGCGTGGCCTGCACCGATGTGGCGGCCTCCAGCACCGCGACGCTGATGCCCGCCGTCGCCGAAATCACCCAGTCATCATGCACGCCATCGTCGATTGCGCCATTGACCAGCACGACCTCGAAGGCAAGCCCGCCATTGGCGCGGTCGTAGCCTTCGGCGCGCAGCACGGCATAGTCGTTCTCCGTGCCTTCCGCCCGGCGGGTCAGCAGCACGTAGGGCGTCGGCGTGAACAGGTCGCGCTCGGCCGCGCTGGCAATCGCCAGTGTGGCCTGCAGGCCGGAGGTCACGGTGAGGGGCGTGTCCGACGCGGCGACGAGGAAACCATTTTCGGCGGCGGCCTGCAGCTTGGCAAGCAGCGGCCCCAGGACCTCGTTGACGCGGGTGAGCCCCAGGGTGACGAGCCGGTCGGTATCGGTGGTGACCGAGGTCACGTCCGTTCCCAGCTGTCCCAGCGCCTCCGCGATCAGCCGGAAGCGCCGGTTGAAGAAATCCCGGTCGAGCGGCTGGCTGTCCCGGACCCGGAGATCCTCGAACCGCAGCATCGTGCCTTACTCCACGAGCATGGGTTCGGCGGTGGCGATCGCGTCCGCCGCCTGCTCCCTGATCGCGTCGTGGACAGTGGCCTTGACGGTGTAGCGCGCGCCCGGCCGGAAGCGGGCATTCATCACCTCGAGCGGCCGGTTGACCGTGATCTTGTAATGCGTGGGTTTCCTGGCCATCACGCCCTCTCCTGTTTGCAAACCGTTACGACTGCGCGAACTCGATCATCTCGGCGACGAGGAACTGCTCGGCAGCACTGGTCGTGGATCCGACGATCCTCACCTCGTACCTGCTGGCGGGCGCGATGTTGAAGACCGAGGTCCTGCGGATCGTCCCGTTGGCCAGCGTCTCGTCCTCGACCACATCGGCCGTTTCGGTGGTGGCCAGCGTGGCACCGGTGCGGAGCGTCACCGTGCAGTCGTGCTTCGCCTCGTCGAAGGACTGCAGGTCGGTAATGATCTTGATGCTGGTGGTCGGAGAGCCAAGCGTCCGGGCGGCCCCCACCCAGGTGAAGGCCGTCTTGGGGCGGCTCACGATGGCCTGCGAGTTGCTCAGCCCGAAGCCCGGCATCAGGTCGGTGGTGCCGGTAAGCGTCACCCTGAGCGGCAGAATGGCCGGAAGGCCTGAGAGGTTCGGGCCGTTCGGCACGCCGTCCAGCGGGATCCACGCGCCATTGACCTGCACCTCGACGTCGGTGCGGCAGGCGGGCGGCGTGATGCCCTCGTTCAGGATGTCGAGGTCGAGGATGCCGCCAGCCAGTTGGAGGGCTGTGAGCTCCACGCCAAGGCGGGTGCGCTCGAACCGCGCGAAATAAAGCCGCATCTTGAGGTCGTCGACGAGATTACCGGCGAAGAAGGCGCCGTCGGTCGAGGTGAAGAAGGTGCCCTGCACGACGCCGTTGTCGGTATTGGTCATCGCCACGTAGTGGTCGCCCGTGGTGACGAGGACGATGGCGTAGCGGCGGCCCGCCACGAGATAGGTTGGCGTGATGGGCACGGTGGTTTCGATCAGCGCGGGCAGCATGGCGTTGGCCCCGGCGGCGCCGACCTTGATGTCGATCAGAGGAAGCACGGTCCGGGAAATGACCCGGGTGAGGTCCGGCATGCCATAGGCGCTCTCGCAGACCAGCACATGGACGTCGCCCGAGGCCGCCTTCCGGCTGAAATACAGTCCCACCTGCGACAGCCAGCCGTCCTGCGAATTGAGGAAGGTCTGGGCCACCTGCTGGCCGTTGAGGGTCGTGGTGGTGCTGACGCGGTCCCAGTAGGGCTCGAGGTAGATGTCGATCCAGAACTGCCGCAGACGCACCCAGTGAACATTGCCGTTGGGGATCACCTGGCCGTTCGGCATGCGGTCCGGGATGCCGTTGATGAGTTCCCAGGTCTCGCCGTTGCGGGTGAATGTTCCGGCGGTCTGGTCGTAGAGGCCCTGCCGCCACCACGCGGCGTTGGTGCACACCTCCTTGGTGGCGCCATAGCGGCGGCGCTCGCGCGAGCGGAACAGCTGGCGGATCCCGGTGGTCTCGAAAGTGTACTGCGCCATGCGCAGCTCGCCCGAATAGCCGGCGAGGTTCATGCGCAGGCCGTGGGTGTACTTCGGCAGCACGAAGCCGCTGTTGACCGTCACGAAGGCGTTGTTCGGGTTGAGCAACGCCAGGACCGAGGTGGCGGAACCGGCCTCGGGGAAGCGGATGCCCTCGCCCACCACGGCGTCGAAACTGGCGTGGTCGAAGTTCGTGCCCTCATCCGTCAGGAAGTGGTTGGTGCCGTAATAAATGTAGGCCCCGGGCTCGTAAACCTTGCGACGGAGTTCCTCCAGCTGCTCGGTCAATTCCACCGTCTCGCTCTTGAGCGCATAGGCCCCCAGCCGGTCGGCCAGCGCCGAGAGGTCGGTCCTCAGCGTGTCGACCTGGCCGCTGATCTGGCCGCGCCAGACCTCAAGGGCCGAAACCCGGTTGGCCACCAGCCTCAGGTTGGGGAGCTGGGTGGGCACCCATTGCTCGATCGAGACGATGCCCGCCGTGTCGAGGATGGCATAGCAGATCACCACGGTGGCGGCATCGGTCGGCGGGTAGGAGGGATCGGGGCCTTCGACGCCCGCGACCGCCGAGAGTTCCGCCCGGCGCATGTTCTCCATGGCGACCGCCTGGGGCTCCGTGGTGCCGAGCTGGGCGTCGATCAGGAAATCACGCGGCTGGACGTCAGTATCGACGGATTGGCCGAAGGCGACGATGGCGACCCGCTTCCTCGTCACCAGCGGCAGCGCATTGAAGAGGTCGATCACCACGTTCTCGTTCCGGGCGAAGACCTGGCCTCCGGCATAATAGCGCCCCGGCGACAGGGTGATCTCGGTGGCCGCGGTCTTGGAGGCGGAAAAGCCAGTATAGGCCTTGCCGCCGTCGATGGCGTCCTTCACCACATGGTCAAGCGACGCCCGCGCGAAATCCTGCAGGCTGTTGAGATCGGCGGACTGCAGTTCCTGCCGGTCCCGGAAGATGACGACCTGTTCCACGTGTCTGTTCCTTATGGAAGCCTGTTGGAAAAATCTGCTCGCCGAAGTGCCCGTGGCGCAATCCAGTCAGCTCGGCAAATTCGCAGGCAGGATATGGCTCGGGGGCCAGGGGCGCGCCGGATGGGCCTTGAACTTGGTGGCAGGCGCCTGCAATCTTGAGCGATCACCCAAGCTCATCGTGGAGAAAGGCTGATGACCAGGGTTCGCTCTTTCGCCAAGGCGTTCATCGGCAGCTGGCGAATTGTCGAGATGGACAAGTGGGACGACGACGTCCTCGACCTCAATGAGGAGGCGCACCTGACGTTCCGGGGCGCGGCGGACGGCGAAATCGCCTTCGGTGCGCTGAAGGGCTTTCTCGATGTTCGCTACGGCACACGCGACGGGTCTGCCAGCGCGGAGTTCTCGTGGCAAGGATACGACGACAAGGATCCCGCGTGCGGCCGCGGATGGGTCACCCTCGGTACCGCCGGCCGTCTCGTCGGGCACTTCTACATCCACAACGGCGAAGACTCGGGTTTCGTGTGCGAGCGCGACTGAAGTCTCCGATCGTCATCTAGGGCGTGAACTCATAAACGGCCATAGGCGCACGGAGGCGCTTGAGCACTCGCACACGACGTGAACTCGGGCATTTATCGCGGTCTGGCGGCAGTACCAGCCAATAGGCCACCGTCAATGGTCAGCTCAGAACCTGTCATGTATGTCGCTTCATCAGACGCGAGAAGAACCGCAAGCGCCGCAACTTCGGATGGAGCGGCAAAACGCCGAAGTGGCGTGTCTGCGACAATATCCGCCATGTTCTGCGCCCGCTCCGGTCCATCGCCGAGCATAGGTTCCCACATTGGCGTAAGCACCGCGGCTGGCAGGATCGCGTTGCAGCGGACTTGAAGACCTTGCTCTGCACAGTAAAGCGCGACGGTCTTGGTGTGGTTGCGCACGGCCGCCTTCGACGACGCGTAAGCCGCCGCCCCGGGGATACCAACCTGGCCGGAACGC